TTTTTTATTTCGTCCATGTCCATCTCCTTATACAGATTCTTTATACTCTAACGACGGCTTTCCGTTTATAATCTTTAGTTCACCGACATATGTTTTCCCGGAAGATTCGTCTGTAAAATATAACTTTCTTTTCAAATCAGCTATCATTTCGGTACCTTTCTGAGAAATTTTCTGACGTTCGGACACTCCTTCGTTTTGAATCTTAGTAATATTTTCAGTTGTAATATTTTTTGCAGACTGATTCATAGAATCGACAGCTTCATTTTTTGCATAATTCATTACAGATTTTTCAGCATTAGTTATCGATTCTTGGATATGTTTGGAGACGTCTGATTCAAGACGTCTCAAGATATCATTCTGTTCTTCAGGTGTAACATGATCTTCAACTTGGATTCCAGACAATACAGTCAGTTTGCCATCATCAGAAGTGTTAAATGCCTGTAATAATTTCCCAGACTCATCGGCAAGAAACATACTAATTGCAAACGTTAATGTTCCGGAATAGGCTAATGCATCAGACTCCACCAACCATGTAAAGTAAATTAAATCATCTTCGATAGTCATATCTGTAACTGAGTAATAATTTAGTATTTTTTTTGAATTAATATAATTTATCCTGGTTGTGAATTTGGACATGTCGAATCCGTTATAATACCGATTCATCTGAAAATTGATGCGATTAATGTTTTTATCTCCAACGACGCCAGCCACAACACCTCTACCAGGAATTGATACAATTCTCAAATCACTATCTATAATAAACTGAATCGGATCATGAAGATAATCTTCTTCGGATATTTGTGCGATTATTTCTTCTAAAGATGCCATTTTATCCTCCTTGATTTACCAATTCTTTGTTTGTTGTAATTTTTTTATTTTTTCCAGAAACACCGACCACAGATACTTTGAAATATGAGCCATCAGTAACTTCATCCGGGACCATACATGATCCATCCTTCTGAACCGCAACAGCATATGATCCATCATTATTTTCAAACACTGCCACAATACCCATACCGGTCCATTCAGGATCTTTTACAGCAAAATGACACTTTAAATACTGCTTTGAACCTTTGATGATTCCTGAAAAGTTATCAATCTTTCGCAGAGTTTGTCCGTTGATTTCGAAATACAATGTTCGCATACGGTGATTCTCCTTATTCAAAAGCTTCTCTATTAATTTTATAAGCGACAAAAGCATCCATCATTGCAGCAACGGCATCAATTTTAGCTTCGTATCGCTTCTTTAGTAATTTGCGGTTACCATTTGTATCTTCCATAACAATACAGTTACCCATCGTGAATGTCATGAGCGCTTCATCAAACAGGAGCATTCTCTCTTCTGACAATTTCTTTAATTCCCCAAGTGGAACAGATTCTGTCTTAGACCCCTGAATAACTTTTACAATTCCAAACGGACCATTTTCTCGTTCCCATCGCTCAACAAATTCTCTGGCATTGTACGGGTCATATCCAAAACAGCACACATCATATCCTGATTCCGATATATAATTATCCAGTTCTTCGTAAACCTGCATCATATCAAGTATGTTTCCAGGCATGACGATCAGGCTTCCCTCTTTCATAAACTCGTCATATTTAATTCGTAAAGCTGTCGGAAGTTTATTGAGAGTTAGTTCCGTTATATAATTTCTGGTCTTTATTCCGAAAGCACCATTAGCGAGAGGAAATAGGAATACAAAAGAACAGAAGTCATCACCCTGGGACATATCAGCACCCAACGCACAAGGTAACTGCCAGTATTCTCTTTTTCTATGAGGAAGTGTTTCTTCATATGTGAAATAATAAGTAAATCCCTCCATTGGAATACCAAATCTTTTGGCAAGAATATCATTTCTTGCTGCCGGATTATTCTCAGCTCTTTCCACATCCAACTGATAAGTTTCGTAGCTGACAGTCTTTCCTAAGTTCGGATTGGCTTTGAGCCACATATCCGGATTTCCTATTTCGTCAATGGAATCCAATTTATACCACCAGATAGATGTGTGCGGATCGTTATACTCACCTTTCAGAATCTTCATCAATTCCATTTTGATTGTATCGCCCGATCCGTTACGAACGGTACCTTCCGAACTTATAGCAACAATCAGGTAATCGTCATTCTTACCACCGCCCTGCTCTTTTGCAGCACCCTGTTCAAGAGCACCTATAACGTCCTCTCGAATATCACCTGATAACCATTCATCCACAGTCGCAATCTTAACTCGCAGTCCCTGAAGCTTATCGATAGCCATAGGACGCACTTCGAGCAAAGAACCAGTCAAGAAGTTCTGTATTCCCTTTTTGGTGGGGGTAAGTTTTACCCTGTCAGCTTTGGAACCTGTGGTGTTTTGGAGAGAACCCTCCGTAAGAAACTTATATAATGGACCGCGCGCTCTTGTTATAGCCGTCCTGATTGGAGACATAACTTCATCGGCCTGTGCCATTGTTGGAGCTGTTGTAACCTGATGAGTTGTCTGAGTGTTCACATTTAAGAAGTAATTCTGTATACATGAAGCATACATTGATTTAGCAGCACCTCGGGCTACTATTAAATATTGTTTATGAATAAGACGCTTCTTAATTCGCCTCGTTTCATAGTGACCTCTTCCGGAATGTCCATTCTGTGAAGGAATGTAAATACTCCTATCAACAAAGTAATACCAACCGAAAATTTCTTCAGCCCATAGTTTGAATGAATCGAGTAAGTGGAGATCATCACCATCTGTAAGAGTCAATTCATTCTCACAATATTTGATGAATCCTTCCACTGCTCTATCATCGTAGTATTTCGTTGGATCAGCTATGAGCTTGTCGATTCGATTCATCTCCATTGAGATTTCTTCATTAACCGGAATTTCACCGCTTATAACGGCATCTCGAAACATGCCGTAGTATTTTGGTACAGCTGTGTTCGATAATGCCATTTAATTGTCACCTTCTATTTCTTTTTGTTATTCGCGTAAACCTTATTATCACCTTCAAGATTGAACACTTTGTTCACTCCATCAGCAAACATTGATCTAGCTAACTGTTTGCCTACATCTGTAGCAGCCGGAGTAATCACATCATTCATAACTGTTTCAGTAAATCTTTTACCTACGGAAATTTTCTTAGGAGTTAACGATTTCAAATTTTGTTCCAATGTAATACGATTTATTTTCTCCTGAATCTCTTCGTTGGTCATTTCACTGATACTTTTACTTTTTGGTTTTGACTCCGTCTTTTTAACATCAGCAGATGATTTTTTCTTATTCAGTTTCATCCCAGTTAATCTCTGATATTCGGAATCTAACTTATCGACACGTTTTCGACCAGCTACGGTAAGAGATCCATCTTTATTTTGATATCTTCTTACACCCCAACGCATTCCATGAATCCCATGATGCATTAACTCATTACTATTCATTTTGACTCACCTCCTTCTGTTCAGTCTCCGCCTCTGCATTCAATCGCCACTCCAATTCAGCAATTGCTCGGTTCATGCTATCTGCTACAACAGACGTAGTAGGCGGGTCGAACAAACTTCGTACTTTCATACCCATGTATGATTTAACCGCTTCGAAATCCTTATCACTTGGAAGCAGCTCACTCCATGTGTCAGTTTTATCCCTTACCGTATATGCTGTATCACATACTCCGATTTGTTTTAGCACTAAGATCACTGAATTTATATGCATAATCAACTGATCATCAAATGCTGTATAATCTTCAGTCAAACCAAGGAGTTTTTTTATTGATGTTAATATGCTTTCGTCCATACTATCTCCTTATCTACGCCATGGACACGTATCATTTAATGACCGTTCCGGCATAATATCTGGTATTAATATGCTATCATCACTGTAATGAATTGCATCGTGAGTTCTCTTTGAAGTACAAATTAAATATTCCGGATTCAACAGATACTCTGTCCGATCAAGAATGTCATCTTTAGTTAGAGGATTCATATGATGTATAATTACTCTTTTATAAACTTCTCTTCCCAGTACGCCCAAGTCGCATCCACAATCGCGCAGGATAACTTCATCACGAATCCTTAACCACTCTTTCGATTTGTAAAATATCTGATTGAGGTATCGATTACATCCAAAAGTCTCATCACCCACTATGCCATCCAACTTTAAGTATTGAAATCTCTCTTCGAATGTTGGCAAAGTTACCAATTCGGAATATGTTTTAATACTCATCTTCTACATCACCATACCCGGCATAGTCTCTCATAACTCTGATGACATTCTCATAGGCTGCTTTAGTATCTGCAGCATCCTCTATAGCTTTTGTCTTAGCTTTGAGAAGTTTGTTCTCTTCTTTCAATCGCTCATTCTCTAACTGTTCTTTTTCAGAACCAAGTTTTAGATAATGTACGATGACAGATGGAGATGCAGTGCCCTCACGTAATTGTCTTTCGGCACAATCAACTGCCAGCGACACTAACTGCTTGTCTCTGTTTTCTGGTGATAGCGCTGGTCTGCTTTTAGGGCTAGTTGTTTTTACTTTTGGCATACTTAGTGTCACCTTCTTTCATTAATAGTTGTACTTTTCATATAGTATGTAGAAGAATCCATAGACTTTTCTATGACCAAATCAACCTTAAAGAACAACATCAGGAGGAGAAAACTATTTATTCACACGAGGAGTACACAAATGTAAAGTCCATGAATCCCTCTGCACACTATACGAAAATATAAATTGATTTTGGAAAAATCCCTCCGGAGAAAATATAAAGAGGCTGGCGATGCAGGGAGGGGGTGTGTTTTTCAAGACCCCCCTCTATGGTTCAGCATCGACTTATGCCGTCGCCGTGGCTTCTTTTGCGTTTCTCTGAACTTTTTTATAGATATTTAAGAAATCATTGTCGATAATCTCATCAACAGCACGTTCATGTTCTTCATCAATCTCTTTATCTGACATATCATCAGTAAAGTGTGAGATTCGATCGAGTTTTCCACATGTGTTGTATCCTTTTTCATTATCAAACAGCCACCAAAGAGTGAACTGTTCGAACGGATCATAAGGATTATCGAATGTTGTCAATCTGCAATCACTCATTTAGTTCACTCCTTTCAAATACTTGGAAACTGTTGAAGTTGAAATACCAAGTTTATCAGCAATTTGTGAAATTGTATAAGAAGCAGACATTGCTTTAATACGCAACTGTTTAGCTTCATTCAATTCTTTCGATTCTTTTGGCATTGCTTTTTGTCTCAAAGAATCTGGATCACAATTGTTAAGAATCTTATTAAGAATGTTTTCTGAAATTGCGCCAGCTTGAATTGCTTTCCATTCATTATCAGTTATTACAATGTTTCTATCTCTTCTTGAAACAGACCCCACTTCTTCTCTATACCGGGTGAGTGTCTGCTGGGATGCTTTCTTAACATCCTTAGCTTTCATGACTTCGCCCGCTTCTTTGGCAGCATTCTGTTTCTTCTGAACTGCAGCATATGTCATTCTCTGAGCAGCACGTTCTTTCACTACATTGGACTGAGCTATGTCAAGCTTCTTTGTAAGGCTATCAACTTCTGTCTGATACTTTCGTTTAGCCTCTTTGTTGTAAGCTATCTTACCAGCTTTGGTCTCTTCAATACGTGCCTGATTAGCCAAATGCTTCATGCTGTTGGCATAATCTGCGTATACCCCCTCCATGGGATGACGGTACTGGGATACCAGTGTATAAGCATCATCGGTCTCTGCCATCTTTGTGCTGTTGGTTTTGCGGACAACTGTTACTTCTTCCATTTCGCCAGTCTTCTTATTGAGCTTGTTCGTGGTATAAGTAGCATCGTCTGCTTTCTTATAGATAAGAGCACCTTCTGGACGAGAAGGATCATACCATTCTTTCCCCTTTATGTTATACTTAGGTGTACCTTGTCGCTTATCAACCTTTACTTCGCCTTTAGCTCTCGATATGATAGTTGATGCACCACCAGTACTCTTGCCCTGATATTCTACTTTCAGTGCGGCGATGTTATTATCTTTCTCACTCTGTTTGTAATCGAGATGATGCTTCTCGGCGTCAATAACTACCATCGAATGTCTTACAGCTCGGGCAAGTTTATCTTCACTTGCACCAAGAAGAGTCATGTCTGTGATGAGATTGGAAATCTTACCCATCTCAGTATCAGTCTTCTTCATCAGTTTGTATTCAGAACCATTGCGATACCAATGTTCTTTTCCGTCGGCATCCACTTTCTTTTCACCACCATAAGACATCTTAGGATCGAATCCCTCAAGACTTTTTAATGGATGAGTAGAAGTAATCTTAACTTTTCCACCTCTATCGTGAGTTGGTATACACATTACCGTATCGCCGTCGAAATCGGCTCCTGACAAACGATCGGCAACTTTACTATTGATACCAATGGCATCTTGTGAAGTTTTACCAATCATACTAATTGCTTCTTTATTCTTGTTATTTACAGTACATATCGGAATTTCAAATGTTCCTCCATGCGGGTAACGAATGAGTGCAAGCTTACTGCCGTCTGGATAACCAGGAGCGTATACTTCTTTTTCACTCATAGATGTAACCGGAAGAATTACATGATACTTCTGTCCCGGTAAGGAAGCACCTTTGAGATGTACGGCTGCTGAATCACAATCTTCTGCGAATTTATGCAGATAATATTTCTTTACAGTTGGATTGGTAAGCGCCATGATCGAATCAAACTCTGCCTGCTTATCTGCTTTGGCAATACCGAGCTGTTTCTCGGCCATAGCCTTCGACTGTTTAGACAAGAACTGCGATGGCAAAGCATCTTTCCAATCTCCCCAATCTCCTTCATCTGAACGCTTATTTATCAGACCAAGTTTCCTATTGCCCTTTTTATCTGTATACCAATACTGTCCACCTTGGTCGGCATCTTTAATCAAAGAACCGAATGGATTATCTGGATCTTTCTTAATATCTTTAAGAACTTCCAGCTTTGGAACAGACTTGGATTTATTGGTATTAAAGATGACGTCAACTCCTGGCGGGAAGTTGCTATCGTCCTTGTAAACGGCCATACCTTTGATGTATTTCTTTCCATCAACCATGATACGAACCTGTGAATACCTGGA